GCGCTAAACCTTGGTTTGCTAATGCTTGCTTAAATGATGTATCGCCTGCTTGAATTGTCGGATCAAGTCTTGCCAAAATAGCTTGCTGTGCGCTCATTCCTGCATTGGTAGGCATTTGAGTTAGATTGTTAGTATCAATCTGTCTTTGCGCTAAACCATAAGTATCAGCAGCAGTTTTTGCTTGTGCTGACCCATATTGATCGCCTAAAGGTACAGCACCATATCCACCAAAATCTTTTTTGATGTCAGTTGATGTTGGCGTAAACGGTCTTGATAATGTGTCGTAAGCATTTGAAATGCCAACTTCACCAAGATTAGCCAACGCTGTTTGCACACGTTGTTGCGAGTCTAAAGTTTGTTGCGCTTGTGGAGTCAAAGTTTGTGTAACAGTTGGCATCCCGCCACCAGTCATAAACCCTTCACGGGTTGGCGCTGCACCTCGTTTTGCATTAGCTAAGTCAAAACTACCTTGGTCAAAACTTGTTTGACCGCCCTCACCAGTTCGGTAATAAGCGTTTGGATCAATTTTATTTGCGTTGTATTTAGCCAACGCTGTTTCATATGCGGATTGGTCAAATGTTGGGCTTGAATACGTCACCGTTTGATTGCCAAATGGCGTATACATATTTGGGTTAGACATAATGTTCGACTGTTTAGCTGCGGCAAGGTTATCAATCCCCTGCTGTTTAGCTGCGCCGACATAATCCGGTGTTGGTGGTGCTGCGCTCGACTTACCCATTTTCTACCCCTAGAAACCGGCACTTTTCCCGTGCCAATGTCAAAAATATAATATCGCCATCCGGTACAGCATCTTTAACCCTTGCTTCTTCACTAAAACCCATCTTAGTGACTAATTTTAGGCTTTTTGCATGGGTACTGCTCACCGGCACAATAATCTTTTTTACCTTACAAAACTTAAAAGGGTAGTTAAATATCGCTTTTAAATACCCTTTTGTAATACGTCCTTCAATTGCTATATGGCACACAATCGAGGCTTTGTTCCAATTCTCGTAAATCACGCCTGCAATAATCTGACCGTCACGCTCTAACCCAATTGCTTGCGAACCATCTGCAAAATATTTACCCTGTACTCGCTCTGCTACCCAATGGCCTATTTCAGCGCCTTGGGTTATATGCCACCCCAACCTTGTTGGTAAACAATGTCCGTCGATGCCCATAGAATTGTCGTTCCTTGAGAGGCAGATTTAAACTGTGTTGCAGCGCAATAACCGATCCCAGTCACGCCTTGCCAATTGTTTGTGATTACCGTGTCTGTTGCCCAATAGCCTACGTCCCACAACGCAACGTCCCACTTAGCAGATACTTGTGGGCTAAAACTTAGCGCCGCAGTCGTGTCTGCCAAATCAAAATCCATGTTTAAACCAATGAATATTGACGGTGTGCCGTTAGTAAAAATCGACGGTCTAGCTCTAGTAAAATACTTTTTGTACCCACGGGCATCAAAATAGTTAAACGCTTGTAACGCATAGCCGTTTATGTCGCTTGTGTCATCAGCGTAGTTGTCATCCCAGGCATGAGCAACAAAGCCATTGCCACCCCAATACGGCTCGTTGTCAAAGATTGCCCAACAATTAGCGTACTGGCCCGTGAAGTTGCACCAGGCTTTCGTGATGTTATTCATCACATATTGCTGTTGTTGGCCTTCAGCGACCGGCACATTTACAGTTAAAGCATTATGTTGTGGGTCAAACATAATGTCCCACCCAAAATTACTGCCATACGTTTGCGTTGCAGCAGTAAATGCGCCTTGTATTTTGTCAGACAAAGCAACACGGGGATCAAGTCTGGATGATTGCAGGCTTGCGGCAAGTGGATATAGACCGTTGTAGGTCAGCATCAGCATATCGCCGCCGTACTTTAGTAGGCATCGCTTACCAACAGGCTTGCCAACCCTCCAAACGCCCACTAGCGCCCATTTCGTAGCATCTGAGGGATCAGTACCCGCCCAAACAATAACCTCGCCATTGGACGTTATAAACACTAGGTTATCGTCTACGCCGTAGCCTGCATCAATTGTCCACGTTCCCACGGCAACCAAGAATCCACCAAGTTGGGCAACCGAACTCATGTCAATTGCGGCAGCTGCGCCTGCAATGCTTAGAGTAGGCAAATACCATGCCTTTAGACTTGCGTTTTGCGTAAACCAAACTTGGTTTTTAAAAATGGCAATGTTGCTTAAACTGCTTGCCCCTACGCCAGTAATGGTTGGATTTGTCCATACTGAACCGTCATATAGCAACGGCGCATCTACGCCATTGACCAAATACAAGTAACCACCGGCAGGCGTTGTGACGTTGGTGTATTCCCACTTTGCGTTGCTCAGACCCGTCTTGACCGCTGCGCCAACTGCACCACCAGCAGTACAGTCGTAAATCGACGTTCCTGCAATTGCAAACAATTCGTCAGTTGCACCGCTTGAATAACCCATCAAAGTCTGAACTTGACCCGTGATGCCGGTGGAATATTTTGTATATCCACCACGCAACACCACATTGTTGACTGTGGGGAACAAATTGGTTAATTGAACGGCATCTAGCGTATCCATGTTTGCAATGGAGTCCCGCACGTTCCAACCACCGATAGGCGCTGGTAATGACTGAACCCGTGCCGCCGTACCTTGAACAAGTCGGCTTGCCATTAGTTTGTCCCGTAGCCAGTATCAGGAATGTTGTCGTAGCCGATCAAGACTGTGCCTGGGCGTGGTGCAAACGACAAGTTAGCCGCTGACGTATCCTGCGCCCGAACAATCTCAAATTCCTCAATATAGTTGCGATACATCGCTGTGGTATCAAAGCCTTTAGCCTCAAAATACTTGAGCTTAGTAGCCAATACCATCAGTCGATCTGGGTAAATGCAAGTATCTGTGTCGGCAGTAAATGAATCTTTTACAACGCCTGTGTCAGATAATGCCCAACCCTTTGACCGATACTCGTAGCCCAACAACTCGTTAGTCGAAACGCCAGGCCAGATCTGAAAGTATTTACCCAACAAGCGCCAGCGAATCCGTGGGCCGGTAGCGATAAATCCTGAAAGCAGCCATTCCCATTGCTGTGGGCTTTCTGGGCCTAGCATCTCCCAATGCTTGCTGAGATCCCAATGAGTACGAGGAACGGTTGATTCGTAATCTGAGGGTAAAGGGTACTGCACTTTTTCAAAAGTGATTGAAGTGCCTAAATACGTCCCTGTAATGGGTAAGTTGATCGTTACTTGCGTAGCTGAGTCAACCGATTCAATGTAAGCCGCATTTGAGATGCCGTTACCTACAACCTGATACGTTGTATCAAGCCCAGCTGTCGATGGGATGTTGGTAATCGTATATGTGTTTTCAAGCACATCACCAGTTGTTACGCTAAAGGTTGTGGTGAATGTGTGCCGTTTAGTTAATTCTCGCCAGTCATGCTTTCGCAAGAACTCATAGCCGGCAGCGTTCATCAACGCCAAGATTTGAATTACATCTTGGTTCGTATTCGATGCCACAGTAGTTGGCGTTGATACACCCAATTCATTGGTAACTTGGGTGACTAGCTGTAGCATCGTTGATGACATTTATTCCTCTTTTTTTGGCCTCCCAACCTTCTTTTCCGACAACTGAGCCATCAAAGCCGCCATTTGCTCTTTAACTTGAGCAAGTTCCTGCTTGGTGTGTTCAATCTCAGTTTGGCTAGAAGATTGGTTTTTAACTTGCAAATAACGCCTTGCCAACTCTCGCAAGCCTGTCGAACCCATGCCAATGCGCTGCAATTGGTTATCGGTAGCGGTAGCAACTTGCTCAACTGTCTGGAATTTAAAGATTTGCAATTCTGCCATCTGCATATCGTTAAAGTTCTCAGGATCGTCTTTTACCCATTGTTCCAACGGTACGCCAATAACTTCAGCGTTGTTGTTTTGCATCTGAAAGTGCAACCATTGGCGTGGAAAACGTCTTTTGTGATCTTCCCGAACGGGCTGGTCAACAATGTTCGTCTTATCGCCTGGTACTGTAATTCTAACAAACGGCTTTTCTTTATACGGTTCTTTGTCGTAAACGTAAAATTCAACGTGCAAATGGTTGTCTGCGCTGTGAATATCGCTGTCTAAAGCCAATTTAAGCCCCTGTTAATGTTACCCATGTAGTTGCGGAAGTTGCTTTTACCAACATCGTTTTAGCCGTTGCAAGCGTAACACTTGCGGCAGCTGCGTTCATTGTAGTGCTTGTATTGTAAGGATAGACGGTAATTGTCTGACCCGAATCATTACGAATAATCATTTCAGCGCCAGTTTCGCAAGGTGGCAACTTAACGCCAGTCGATGCTGCTGAAGTTGTAATCGTGTTGTTTGACACGTTCAACTGCAAAGCATCTGCTGCGGTTGTGCCAGTAGCGACTAGGCCGACAGCGCCTTCGCCACAGATTACTTGAGCCGTTAACGATGAATTGCCTGCGCCCATAATTCTTGATGGAAATGCCATGATAGTCCTTAAAGTTTAGTTACTCATCGCTTTTGCCATTTCGTGCAAAAGTCCATCGCCACATACTTCAATCGTAACATCACCAAAGCCTGCTACGACATTCTGAAAATCCGTTACCTGTTGTGCCATCCACGGCGCACATTTGTACGTCACATCGTTAATCATAGCGTCAATTACACGTTCTGCGTCATTACTTTCTTGTTTGTAAGCATGGTGTTCGCCATTGCGATAACTTGAATCCATGCCAAACATAAAGATGCGCTGAAACCCTTGCAACTTAGCCAATATCAACGACAAAATGCCAACAGTTGTAAACCCGCCCATCAGATGAACTGGTCGAGCCTTTTCATGCTCGAGCAACTCATAAACGCCAGGCGTATTGGCGTGAACTAGCACCACTTTGAAACCTTCCAACGCATCAAATACTGCATCGTTGCATTGGCTAGTGATGTAAAACGTAGTCGATTGTTGTGGATTCTGAACAAATCTCACGTTCTCTGGTCGAGCGTCAAGCATCACCATTACGTCAGGGATAATGCCTTGGCTTTGCAAATGATCGTAAGAACCGTTCATTGCCCATACTTTTGCGCCGTTTTGATGACGGGCTTTTAACTGGTCAATCGTGTCAACCAGACTTGGCCCACCACCAACAAGACAGACGCTGCCTTGGGGTGACTCGTCAAAATCAAACCAAGGCAGCGATCTTTTTACGGATCGCTGCACATTGCCCAACAAAACGTCAGGCTCTGTGTTCCCTACAACATCAAGTACAGCTTCAATCATTTAGGTGATCTGTGACTGGAGATGTGGACGGTTAATTGTCACGGTAATGGTTGAAGTCGTAGAAGTGACGGTGGTCAAGTTTGCTGAACGAGCAGCAACAACTTGCAAACCGGCAGATGCCAAGACTTTCACACGACCAGCAGTAGCCGACAAGAACAGAGTAACGTTAGGTGCAACGGTAACGGCTGTTTTCTTGATGACTGCATTACCAGCAATTTGATACCAACCATAAAGACCCGCTGTGCAAGCCGACATAGCGACTGCGACAGGTACGTCTTGAACGGCGGTGTTGACAACCAAAGTTGTTTGGTAAGTTGTAGCGTTGTAGCGCACAACAGAACCAACAACAGTTGATGCCACGCCTAACAACAGGATGAACTCACCCTCGCCGTAGGTTGGATCAAATGCACGAACAATAGTGCCGAGAACAGCTGGGGGCGTAGGAATAGTCGTGCCGCCTGCGGTTGTAACACCAGAGTCCGTTTGATCGATATTTAAAACCCCGATCCGAGGTTCGTCAAATGTATATGCCATGATGGTTTCCTTTAAGCGATCAGAACGCCGCAGAATTGCGGGCCTGAAGATGTGAGGTTGCCGGCAAAACCGATGAGCTTGACGATAGCGTCTTGGTTAACAGCTTGACGTTCGCCGCCGATTGGCACGAAATTACGATCAGCGTGTGGACGGAACATCATGTATTTGGTGTTCAAAAACCACATATGATTGGCAGTTGCATCGTTACCGATACCACCGTCTAAGATCACATCTGATGCCATACCAGCGCCGTAGTATTTCAACGATGCAAAGCCTGCGCCAACTGCCGAATTGCCACCGTCTGAAATACGTTGGATTGACTGCAACGATTGCAAATACAGCTTGTAATAGTTGTTGTCGCAAACGATCAGATCAGGTTTGTCAGTTCCACGAATCAGCTGAACAGCAAGAGCATCCATGTACGACTGGATGTTTGATGCTGATGTAGCCGAGCCGCCATCTGTCACGCCTGAGAACTTAGCCGAACGCCAGAACGAGAACGATACACGATTGATGCCGCCGTATGTGCCGGTGCTTGGTGCGTCAGGAACAGCAGCGCCGAGGCCTGTGATGTTCTTGCCTGAGTTACCAGTACCGTCTAGGTAAATGTCACCCGAAATACGGTTCGCCAATTGTGCTTCAGCCACGCTCATACGACCATCTAGCAAGTCGATGATTGCTTCTTTACCGCTGTTTTGGATCATTTCCAAACCGCTGATTGAAATCGCAGCAGCGTACTGGGTGATCGAAAACTGTGCCCCACTACCAAATGTTCACAAGAAGTCGTTAATTTCTTGCCGCCCTTTCGGACTGCTGCATATTTCTATGCAGAGCAGACTATCTCACAACCCCGTAGGGTTCTTTGCACTTCGAGCCACTTGGCTCTACGGGTAGTCACACCCTAGTCGTTACACCTTCCCATCTCTGGGCTTGGCTCGGTATTGTCTTCAACTTAATGGTCAGAGTTTCACCGAATTCACAAAGTTATTCAATGCAGATTACTCTGCAAGGCCACTAATTCGTCAATGGGACTGTTTTGCGAAACATTTAAAACTTCATAGCCTGAATAGCTATTAGTGTTGTCAGTTGCAGCGTCGTTGTACATGATCTCTTGCAAAATCACGTTACCGCCAGAAAACGTCTTTACGTTGCCACGTTCTTTCAAACGGCGCAGTAAAGCGTTGTTGTTTGTTACGTTGTCAGCAAGTTCACCCGTGCGGCTTTGAATGTTAGTCGCAATGATGTCGCTGATCGAGCTATTGGCAAATGCCATAGTAATCTCCGATTAGGTTATCAAAAACGCTCATTAAGATTGTCAAACTGTTCCATCAATAATG